TAAAACATAAACCTGCTTCATCGGACCGCGGAGAAATTATCAAAACCTATATGGTAGCAAAGTTTAATGACGGGGGCTACTATTTTGAGGTAATGGATATCGAAGATGTATTAAAGAGAAAAGCAAAATCAAAAGCGGCAAAGTCTAAATTTAGTCCCTGGAATGATGAATTAGGATATGAAGAGATGGTCAAAAAGACTGTTATCAGGCACGGATTCAAATACCTGCCGGTAAGTATAGAGATAATGAATACTGTAGAAACCTTAGATGAAAGCCAAAAAGATATTGAAGAGATGGAAGAAAATGAATTCATCGATATTGATATTAAACAGTCAGCATAAAAAACCATATAAAAGGGCGTTTTAACAAGCGCCCTTATAACTTAATTCTGGGAGGTGCAGTTAATGGGCAACGGAAGATATATAAAGATCGTTACAAAAATATGGGTCGATGAGAAAATAAGAGATCTTAATGATCAGGGGCAGAAACTATTTATCTATATATTGACCTCACCTCACAGTAATATGGCCGGTTATTACAGGCTTCCAAAACCTTATATACATTATGATCTTAAATGGTCATCAGAACAGTTGAGTAAACCCTTTAATAAACTGTTAAATAATAAATTAATTAAATACTGTGAAGAAAGTTCAGTAGTTTTAATTCCCAGATTCTTAAAATATAACTCGATACAAAACCAAAATCAGGCAAAAGGGGCAGCAAAAAAAACATCGGAACTACCTAAAAACAGCTTAGTTCCCTATTATAAGAAGATTTGTAAAACCCATTTCAAACAGTATTATGAACTCTTAATTAAGGGGTTACCCAAACCCTTAGGCAATACAGAAACAGAAGCAGAAGTATTAATAGAAGAAGAAACAGAAACAGTAAAAGAAACAGAAAAAATAGATCATGGTGAACAAGAATTCGAAATTAAAAATTTTAACCAGGGTCTTGATGATCTATTATCACCATTTTCTAATTATTTACACCAATCTATAGAAAAAGACCATCTCAAAATAATGAATTCATATCTTAATAAAGGAATGGATGTAATGGTATTGATAGAAGCGATGAAGAGATCTGAAGGAAAGAAGGTCCCATTTAAATATTTTATAAAGATACTTCATACCTGGGAAAAAGAAAACATAAAATCACTGGACGACATTAAAAGATTGGATGTTAAATTTAGTCAAAAAAAATTTAGCAACACAAAAAAGTGGAAATATAATTAAAAGGAGAATTCAAATGATTTCAAAAATAGCAGATATCAAAGACACGTTTGACTGTGACAAAGAGACTGCAGAAAATATAAGAGAGTATGTAAAAAAAATGTATAAAAAATATTATGAGCAATATAACAAAGAACGGAAGGAGGGTTAACCCCTCCTTTTAAACTCCAGATAAATATTATTTCAATAAAGAATATTAAATATGAGACCATCATATAACGACCTCAAAGGCGGTTTCTGCCGGAGAGGTTAATTAGTGATTACTTAATCTCAAGTGAATAAATAAGCTTAAAATTTATAAGAAAACCCAGCCTGGATATAAATAATTATTTTACCTTAATCGGGATGTTTTATTTTTTTATTAAAAATAATCATTAGAATCTATAGCCATAGGAGCTGATAAAATGGGTCTCAAGAAAGCAAAGACGATCTGTAAATTACAGGGAATAAGTTTCAATCTAGAAGTAGTAATCCTTTGCCCGTACTGTGGTAATAAATCAATGAGGCTTATAATAAGGGAAAATACTGCAGAATGCTATCGCTGTAATAAAAAACAATCCATTGATGATATATTGGAAATAGCAAAAAGCGATTGGTCTGAAAAACATAAAAAGTATGAAAAATTAATGAGATTTAACAGAGGGGTGGATTATTAATGGAAGAAATATTCTCTAGAATAATCTCTGCCCTTGTACATTATAAAGAGTATAAACAGAGATTAAAGATAATTGATACCAAATTAAAAAGTTTAAGTGACAGGCCATTAAGAAAAAGTATTAATAAAACAGCGGTACAGACTTCAAATAGAAAAGATTATACGGCAGAAATTGCTGTAGATAGACTGGAAGGAAAATTAAAAAAAGAATATAAAAGCAAACAAATGTTTATCAAAAAAGTGGAAATAGCAAGAGAGGGACTAGACCCAGTAGAAAAGATTATTATCGATGAGAAGTATTTAAAGGGGAGGATACTACCGGATGTAGATATATATACTCACCCTAAATTTATCTACGGGAAAACAAAGTACTATGAAATAAAAAGTAATGCCTTAACAAAATTAGGAAGAATTATGGGTATTAATAATAAAAAAAGCAAAAAATGAACTTTTAATGAACAAGAAGCAGTATATTAAGTGTTATTATAATTATAGTTAAAATAATTATTAAAACAAAATGAGGAATTACTAATGCAGTGCCAAGCAATAAAAAACAACGGAGAACAATGTAATAGAAAAGTAAAAAAAGGACAACAATACTGCTGGCAGCATAAGGATCAGGCTGTACAGGGAGGAAGGCCCAAAATATATAACTCAATAAAACAAATGCAGAAAGACATAGATAAATACTTTAAATCTTGCATAAAGAAAATAATCGATCCAGAAACCGGAGAGATAACAGTTGAACAGATAAGGCCGTTCACGATAACTGGATTAGCTTTAGCACTAAACATGGACCGCAGGACCTTACTTAACTATGAAAAGGATGATAAGTTTTTTCCCACTATAAAAAAAGCCAAACTAAAATGTGAAAATTTTGCTGAAGAGCAGTTATTTAAAGGGGGCACTGTATCCGGAGTAATTTTTAACTTAAAAAACAACTATAACTGGAAAGATAAGCAGGAAATAGATCATAAAGGAGATATAGAAATAGATGTAACCCTAGAGGATGAATAGTATTGCCCAGTATTAAGCTGAATATATCCAAAAAAGTATTCAACAAAGTATACATACCATATTTAAACGATAACACACCGACACAGATATTTTTTGGAGGGTCCAGTTCAGGTAAATCAGTTTTTCTAGCACAGAGAGCCGTCTACGACCTAGCAAAAGGCGGTAGGAACTATCTCATATTACGAAAAGTCCAGAGAGACTGCCGAAAATCAGTCTGGAATGAAGTAATAAAAGTAATAAAAAAATTTGGACTGTATAATCATATCAGTACTAACAAGACAGAATTAACAATCACATTTCCCAACGGATACCAGATCCTTTTTGGGGGACTGGATGATTCTGAAAGAATCAAATCAATCACACCGCAAAAAGGAGTAATTACGGATATCTGGTGTGAAGAAGCGACAGAATTTGAAGAAGATGATATAAAACAGTTAAATAAAAGACTCAGAGGCCGGGCGGCAGCAGTAAAACGCCTGGTTTTATCATTTAACCCTATAATCAAAAACCACTGGATCTTTAAAACATACTTTAATTACTGGAATGGAGATAATAATAGGTATCAAAATGATAGAATCAGCATATTAAAAACGACCTACCGTAAAAATAAATTTTTAACACCTGATGACATAGACCGGCTGCTTTCAGAAAATGATCCCTATTATAGAGATGTATACATCGAAGGGAACTGGGGTGTGCTCGGTGATATCATATTTAAAAACTGGGAAATAAAAGATATATCCGGCATGAAAAACAGGGTGGACAGGTCTTGTCACGGTCTAGACTTCGGATTCAGCAATGATCCGGCTGCAGTATTAAAACAATATTTTGACAAATCTTCTAATAACCTCTATATATTCGACGAAATATACGAAAAAGGGCTGACAGATAAGAAATTAGCGGACCTAACATATAAGCTGATAGAATTTGAAGAAGTAATCTGTGACAGTGCAGAACCTAAATCGATCAAACATCTAAACAATCACAAACTTAATGCAAGAGGAGCAAAAAAAGGTCCGGGCAGTATTGAAACTAGATATAGGTGGTATTCAGGTATCAATATAATCTTAAGCCAGAAGTGTGTAAACATAAAAAGAGAGCTGCAGACCCACCAGTGGAAAAAAGATAAAGACGGCAATTCACTTAAAGTACCGGAAGATAAAAACAATCATGCAATAGATGCCAGCATGTACGGGCTGAGTGATTACTGGAACTTAGAGATGCAGAGCTGGTATACACAGGATTATGTATAAGGAGATGAGTTATGGCGCTAACAGGTAGTGAGGCAGTGAAGATGTCCTTTTTAGAATGGATATACAGCCAGGATAACTTCGATAGGATAAAACTGTATGAAGAAAACGAGCGGTATTACGATGGTGATATAGATATAAAACTACCTGCCAACGTAAAAAAATACTTAGCTCAGGAATACGGATATACGGGTAATATCTGCAGGGCTGTAGTTGATGCCAGTGTAGGATTTTTATCAAAAGAACCGGTATCTATCGAAATACAGGAAGAAGAGGGTAAAGAAGAAAATATCAAAAAAGCAGAAGAATGGATATACGAAAAATTTAGAAACAACAACTTATTGATAAAAGATTTCATCAAGGCACTCAGGATCCAGGCAAAAAAAGGCGAATTTGCCTACAAGATAAGCAGAATACTGGATGATAATGATGAAAAAGTTGCAGATTATAAGATAACAGTTTTGAAACCGGATATTTGTTTTCCCAAATGGAAAGACGAATCATATGAAGAAATGGAATACTTTGCTGTTGAATATGTGAGATACAACAGCAGGAAAAAAGAAAAAGAATGGTTTGCTCAGGTTATCTGGCCTGATCTAGTAAAAGAATACAGCAGACCGTTAGGAAGTAGTAAAGATCAGTGGAAATTGATTAACAGTTGGGAAAACAAATATGGTTTCATAAACGTAGAATGGGTTGAAAACAAGATAGATGATTCGGCCTGGAGCGAATCAGATATCACAGAAGATCTAAAGGATTTACAAAACGCATTAAATAAATCAATTACGGATTTAGTATATACATCTGATAAAGAAGCATTTACGCAGACCTTCCTCCTAGGGGCAAATCAGCCGCTGGATCCCGAAACCGGGGAACCTCAGGACATAGAAACTGGGCCGGGAAAACTGCATATAATACCGGCTTCGGCTGATAAAATCCCCAAACTAGGAGTAATAGAGGCAGGTAACTTTCAGGGTTTGCACGACACATTAGATAAGTACTTAGATTTGGTAAGTATAATAACAAAGGTCCCGCGTATAGAGCTAAACAGAATGGGGAGTAGTGGTTTCGGGACCGGCGGTGTTCCGACAGGAATTGCCTTGAGGACAATATACCAGTCATTTATAGGGAAGACTAATGAAAAATCAAACTTAATAAAATCAGGTTTGGAGAACACTGCAGAAAAATTATTTAAGATGGCTGAAGTCGATAACATAGATACAAAGTTTGAACATCAAGAGTTCAAACCGAAGATTCATATAAGATCAGGACTTCCTTCTGATGATAAAGAAAAAATGGAAGTTCAGGAAAAAGAGATCAACAATAAAATAAAATCAAGGGAAACAGTAATGCAGGAGAGGGGAATAGAAGATGTACAAAAAGAAAAAGAACTGATAAAAAATGAATTAAGTGAGGATGATATATACAGCGACAGAATAGCACAAGAACTATCGATAGAAGAAGATATATAATGATATATAAAAAGGCAGAAATTATCCAAAAAGAATACAGGAAACAGTATCTAAAGAAAATAACTGAATTCGAAACAAATTATGACAAAATACTGTATAAATACTTAGATAGAATCAGGAAAACTTTCTTTGATAACTCAAATGGGAGTGGTCAGATAAAGCAGAGATCAAAAAATAAAGTAAAACTTAGTTTGAAAGTTTTAAACAACTGGCTGGAAATAGAAACAGAAAATATATTAGATGGCTGTATATCAAAAACTTTAAAGATAGCAGTATTAGGCCAGCTTAAAACATTACAATATGTATTAAAGTATATAAATAAAACAGATAACATATCAAAATATCGCAGTAACTTACAGGTTATCAAAAATGAATATAGCAGTGAAAAAATAAAGAAAATTAAGAATTATATCTGGAAACGGGAGTGGGAAGATAATCTAAATATAGATGACAGGTTGAGAAACCTTAATAAGAAACACAATAAAGAAATAGACGCTGTAATTAATTCTGATCATAAAACTGTATCAGCATATAATGAAATTAAAAATACAACCACAAATCCGGCTAAGCAAACCTATAAATATAATATTTCAAGGCTGGCCTTAACAGAAACTAACAGCGGATATAGGTATGTTCAAAAAGAGATAGGCGAAAAATCGAATCTTGTAGAGGGGATAAAGTGGAATTTATCGGCCAGCCACCCTAAATATGATTATTTAGAGATATGTGAAAGATATGCCCTAAAAGATCATTCGGGTTTAGGTACAGGAGTGTATAGGCCGCAAAATCTTCCCATATTACCGCATCCAAATTGTTTATGTTATCTAACATATTTTTACAAAAACAATATAATTATTACACATTTATAACATATTTGGCTGTTAAACTAAAAATACAAAAATAAAAGATGGTTGATAAAGACTGCTTTCACTCCCAGATGAAAGTAAAAACAGTTAATATAATTCTATTTCCCCCTTACCCCGATTGATCGGGGTTTTTCTCTGCCAGCAGAATATAATGTGAAACAGGAAAGTGTCCGCAAGGACACTTTTATTGTTTTTTCTTTTTCTTTTTTAATTTTTTCCAAAAAGGAGAGTGCAAATGTGGACAAGGTATTGGAAATCTTAAAAAATAATGATATAGAAGTAACTGAAGAAATAAAAGAGAGCTTAAATAATTTGGCTGAAGAGGGTAATGAAACAAAAACCCCTTTAGATCAAACAGAAGTAAATAAAATTGTCAAAGACCAGTTAGACCAGGAGAGATCTGCACACGAAAGTGAGATAGAAAAATTAAAAACAGAGATGAAAGACTTAGTAGATCCCGAGAAAGTCGAGGAGTATGAAAGTAAGATTAAAGGCCTAGAAGAGTCAAAGGACAGATTAAAGAGCGGACTGATCAAGGATTACGAATTGAAGATGGCTGCTTTAAAAGAGGGAGTCGAGGATATCGAATACTTTGAATACTTAGTTGAAAAAAATCAGGTTAAGGACAAGCTGCGGTTAAATGATGACAATATTCTTAATGTTACCGATCAGGACGGTAATTTTTTAACCGAAGGTGGTAAAAAGGTCGGTGTGGAAATGATAATTTCTGAGATGAAAGAAGAAAAACCAGATCTTTTTACCGGTGGAGGTAAAAAAAACACATCCGGTCCGACCAATCCAGACAGCAGTGTTGACCTTGATGAATATAGGAGAGAAAACACAAAGAAGATAGCAGAAGAGATGGGATATGCAAAATAATAGGGAGTGGTACTTTTGACTTTAAAACCGAGAGAGTCAGAAAAAACTGAATTTATACAGATATTAAAAAGTAAGCATGCGAGATATATCGATGGAATGGTAGTTGTAGATAAAGATTCTGCAGTTGATGAATATATACCACCTGGTGCAGCCCTGGGTCAGATTACCTCAAGCGGTAAGTATGGACCTGTTACAAGGGATAAAGTTGATACAGGAGGAGCTGATACTACCGATAATTTAATACCGTTAAAAAACTTAGATAATAATAAGTGGTCTAACTGGCAGGTTGGTGATGAGGTAATCTGTGACCCGGGCGAAACAAATGAAGAGACAGCTGTGATAACATCTATAGACTGCGAAATTGGAGAACTAACAGTCGACGGTATTACGGTCGAACACGCAGAAGATGTAATCGTACAGAAAAATGACGGTAGTTCCAAAGCTGAAATAGTATGTTTAGAATTAATCGATGTAAGTCTAGAAGATGCTGTGATAGGAGGTCTATTACATGGGGCGGTATTTTCAGATAGAATGCCTAACTATGACAGTATCGTGGCAGAAGACCTACCGCAAATCAACTTTGAGTAAAGGAGTAGTGGCTAATGAATAAAAATCAGCTGATAGAAATAATTGAAGACAGGCTAGGTATCGATTACCTGGGCTTTATAGAAGAAATAGGAGAGCCGGAGAAATTCATCGGTAATAAATACCTGCCGGCAAAAAATGAACATGATTATGACTGGGTTTATCACATATTTGACAATACAGTTGCAATGGCCAAGATGATGGCCAGGGGAGATGCAGAAACTCCGATCGTCGGCGGACCGGCTGTTAAAAAGGTTGCAGGTTCAGTCGCTCCCTTCGGACAGAAGTTTGAAGTCAATAAGTCGATATTAAATAAGATTTTCAATCCGAGAAATGATAATGAATTAAAGTCTAACTTAAGGAGAATACTGGATCAATCCGCAAGGAATGTAAGGTCTGCCCAGGCGAGGAGAGAGTGGCTGAGGTTTCAGGTGTTAGCCAAGGGGTCAATAACCTTACAGGATAGAAATGAAAATAACGTAATTTCTGTCGACTTCGGGTTACCCGGCAACCATAAAATAGATTCTTCAGCCCTGGAAGGAGATGCCTGGGATGGAAGCTCTCCAAAACCGTTGAGTGACTTGATCAATGCCTGTGATATATATTATGAAACAAACGATGAAATGCCGGGTGAAATATTGTTAAGAAAAGCACAGGCCAAACAGATCACGGGTTCAGCCGAAGTAGCAGGAGAGTTTTCTGAAAATGCTACCAGGATATCATTAGGAGAAGTAAATGATTATCTCGCTGAATTAGGGTATCCGCCGATCAAAGTCCACGATGTTAAGGTCAATACTGAAGGGCCTAACGGCAGACCGACCAACAGCGAGTACCTGATACCTGATAATAGGGTTGTCCTTGTCAAAAAAGCGGGAGGCCAGGAGATAAAAGATACCGGAAGGTTAGTTATGGGGCCGGTTTCTGAGAATAACTTTAAACCCGGTATATTTACGACAATGTATGAAGAATTAGACCCGATGAGGTACTGGCACTTTATGAAAGCAGAAATGTGGCCTGCGGTGTATAACCCCGAATATATTCTTTTCATGGATGTACAGGCTTAATAATGGGAGTGGTAAAATTATATGATGCTGGTAAAAGCAGACTGGAAAGTAGGTTACCCTACCGGTAAAGAGAGAGTAATATACAGCCCGGCAGATAAATTTAAGTGTGACGAAGATTGGGGTAAAAAGAAAGCGGCTGCCGGTAAGATTACCGTTATCAAAGAAGAAATAATAAACAAAGAGATGTCGGTAAAACAGCTTAAAGATAAAGCTAAAAAACGTTCAATTAGCGGTTACTCCTCGATGAAAAAGAAAGAATTAATTGAACACATAAAGGGACATACTGAT